AGATTGGATACCGCCTTCGACTTGTCCCGCAATATTACCCGATATCGACTCAAGGGAGTTAGAGATATCTGCTTTAGTTGTTTCTCCGAGTTTATCAATCTGTTTGGTATCGACTGAAGAAACTGCGCCCTTAACAGATTCTTTGAGAGTCTCGACTTTGGATTGTAGACCACCTTGCCCCTTTGCAACGCTCATTAAGATATCACCTCATCATATGCAACTTGCGCGTAATTATCTGTATTCTTATCTGTATTCAAATACTCTCTATTTATTATGGCGCTAGCATCTTTAATATTTGTCGCCGCTAATAGTTTGCTGTTGGTCAGGTTATATCTGTTCCTCAATTCAAACAAGATATACTGCAGTTGAATCGAAAATAATCTCCAATCCGAAGCAGGAGTGTAATTCGACGCAAATCTAAGCAACCCACTGTATCGACTTCCGACAGTCGATTCCTTCGCCCAATTAGCAATACCCGTCACACTACTTTTATTTTCCTGAAATGTTACCAAAGAACTCGCGCCAATCAAAGCACCAGTAATAGATGCTGCCTGAATAAGCGGATATCCATTATCAATAAAGAACTTCATGGACTGCAGACGTCTTAGGGATAGACTCGCATCATATACACCGTCGTCTTTAAATGATTCCGAAACAACATTCTGGTAACGAATTGTTTTGTAGTCGTATGAATTCTCACCAGAACCGGTACGCTTCGTTTGATTCGAAGTGGGCAATTCAACCCTTGGAAGACTGCCAATAATCAGTGGTATCTGCGATGTTACACCGTCAAGGAACACACCAAATACAAACGATCCCGCAACAATCTGGGGTATGCGTCCGATGCCCGAGGATCCGCCTTCAGTAGTTGGAACAAGAACCTGTGCCCACGGTAGGTCGCGCTCCGGTATATCTCCGGTCGATGGACTGTGTACACCGTTGATCCGTACCTTTATCCTTCCCTCTAGACCAGCAGGTGGATGTGCGTTGACAACAGTACCGAAGAACCATCTATAATCGTCACCGTAAAAATCTTTTTGTATTGGTCTTAAAATATTCATAGTTTAAAGTTCTTAGGTAGATCGCCAAGTTTGGCGACTCGCATCGATGCAAAATGATTTTCTTGAACTAGATGATGACTGGTTGCAAGGATTAAGTAATCTCCAGATTTCTTTTTATCTATCTGCTCTGCTGCATTTTCTGTATCAGCACTAGTGTTTGCATTCAAGAATAAAATCCTAACCCTTCGACCAACACTCACCTTTCCTTTAAATAGAGAGATTCCATCTAACCCAACATCAATAACATTCTTCTTTAAGATATGCCGGATAATTTTATTTTTCATCTTCAATTTTGACTCAAAGATGTCGTTATTCTGATCGAGCAAAGTTGCTTCATCATGATAACTTTGAAACTGATTGTATGTGTTTGAAGATGTTACTTGGTGAATATGTTTAGAATTATACTGATCCGAGACCTTTCCGTCAATCATTAATGATGGATCGAACACAGATTGTGTGGTATATTCGTCTATGGTTCCTGCCAACTTCAGTTCAGTAAGGATATCACGGACAGACAAGTGACTGCTTGACGATAGACCGGTTCCCGCGTCGATGCTGGAATGAAAAGATCCTATCGCCCCGAGTTCGAATAAACTCATTGAGTTATCTGTGCCGGTTTCTTCATATGCTGTTATATCATAGTACGGACCAAGCATAACTTTATCCGGTTCTGCGGACTTGGTCGCTGTACTAAAACGATATGGAAGTTCTTCGTTGATCACCTCTTGCGCCATAAGGGTATCGAGGTCAGACAAATATAATTTATCACTGTACAGATCACCCGAAAGAAAGAGCGGACTCCCAGTCTTAGTTGTTGCTCTGTTCATCAACCAATTGGTCGCTTCGAGAGGTCTCAGATATGGAACGATAACCTTTCGCACACCTTGTGCCGAACCCTGAAAGAAACCCTTAACCACTTTTTTTCCGAGGTCGCCTTGACAAATATCCGTTACGATTCCTTCGATGTTCTTTGTGAAAGATCTGCTGATCTGCTTTACAGAATTCACATAGACATGTTCTTCTACCAGTTCAAGCGATAGTGCTTCGGAGCGCTCGTTTACCTTCTTGGCGTCTATGACATTAGAGATAAAGAAAACCTTTTCGAATAACGGTTCCATTAAATTTTCACTAGAACCAACAGTGATTACGATTCGTTCGGTGCCTTGTAATGATAGCATACTTCGAAACCCGAAATCGTCGAGCATTTTAATCCTCGCGTCAACATACGGTTTCATGAGATTTTCATAAAACTTTACTTCGACGACGTTGTTACGAATATCGATCCTCTGTACGGGAGTCTCCGAAGATGTAAGAATGACTTCAGCACGAATGACTGTGAATGATGTATTGACCTTCATTAAGATGCTTCCAGCAGACGCTTAAACTCACCCACAACTGATTCTATGCTATCTTTCCGAATAACCCTAATAGTCCTTGCTTCGTCGTTCTGACTTGTGAGATACTCGAGGTTGGTTACTGGAACAGCATTTAAGATTACATCCAGCGGATCAAGGAATATGTTTACCCACTCTCCCTCTGCGTTTTCGTAGTGGTGCGTGCCTTCATATTCATAAACCGTATTCAATACAGCAACCTCATTTGAACCATCAGCGTATGCTATCCTAACCGATCCGGTTGGGTTGATATCTGAGTTCGTTACTACTGTGAGTTCTCCGGTATCGAGGTCTTTTCGAATTACTATTCCTTGACCCTCATCTCTGCTTTGTTGGGTTGAAATCCTTTGATTGGATTGGGTTATGATTTGAAACCCGCCTTGCGTCGATATTGCACTTGGCGCAAGATCAAATGTTACGGACTGCCCGACATTATAGATGTTCGCATATGCTGCCAATTCTTGAGCGTTACTGACATCAAGTTTAACGACATAGTTTTTAAAATACCTGTTTTTGGCAGCAACTTGCAATTCATATGCCGCCATTGGCCAACCGACTTCACGCAGTCTTTCGTTCATTAAGAAGAACGTCCACTCATATTCAGGTTTGCCATACAACGCATATGCCAGCGTATCCGGTCTTTCGAAATCCCGAATCTCATATTCAATATATGTCGAAGACAACTCACGGAATGAGTCGATCGTATCAACATATTTCGAAAGTTTCTGAAATTGAACTGGTTGTTCTTCGTCGCCAAAGAGGTATGGAACGGTTGGAAAATTTGTAAAATACTTTGACATGCTTATAGTCCTTTGTCTCTTACCTTCGCTTTATCCATAGTCGCGAATTCAGTGAACGATAACGCGACATCTACTTCGATAAAGTAGTCTCTATCCTTTCCCGCGTACATACTTCCTGCCGCTGTCTGGTTAAAGTTTGTTGCGACGGATTGGAGATAACATCTTTGGAAATCAAATCCTGGATTGTTTTGCCCAGATCTATCTCTTACCTTGATATCAAATATGTTTGGAAACTCGTAAGCGAATGGAACGCCATCGACATTGATTGCTTCAGGATATACTTCCCTTCTAAAAAACTTTACAATATCTTTAATCTGTTTCGCTTCGTTCTCGCTCTTGGCGATCAACTTGAAAGTGAACTGAAATGATCTCATATCGACTGCTTCAAACAAAGTTCTAGTGTTTGGATTCGAGGTTACGCGAGATGCTTCTTTAGTCGCATTAGAGATATTCTCGAAGATGTCGCCACCTGCCGCACCTGCTACAAGAGCACCCGCACCACCAGCAATTAGTCCACCGGCGAGACCTGCTGCTGCCGTCCCCGCACCCTTTACTGCCAATTGAGAAATTAGTTTGTTTGTTACACCGTTGATTTTGTCGCCTTGGTCGCTTGTTGCTGCTTTAATAAGACCAGCACCAAAGTTTGTATTGGCGGCAGTATATGAGACACCATCGTTGATTGTTATGCCTTGTTGAAGCGGAAGTTGTACGCTACCAACCTTGTCGCCCTTTGTAAAGTTTTCGTAAGAGTTCAATTTGCCTGCAGTCTTCAAAGACTTTGCTGTATCCCAAGCAGTACCAAGGAGTCCTTTTTCTTCCTTTCCCTCTTCCTTTTCTTCGGAGACGGTCTCCGACTCAGATTTTTCTTCTGGACTAGAAAATGTTTCACGTACCTTCTGCGATAATTTGGATAGATTTTGAGCGATCTCTGTCTGAGCGATCGGATCTATTTTGTATGCAGAAAACATAACCGTAACTGGGTGAGTATCCGTCGAGAGAGACTCCGGCCATTTAAAAATCGGTGGTGCTTGGTCGACCTTTTCGGTCGCATCTTCTTTATTTTCTGGAGTTGATTTACTGGCGATCTTTTTCCCGCCCTGCGCTGCAGTTATTAAATCTTCTCTAGTTACCTTATCGCCAACTTGTCCGTATGCGGTTGTCACGATTTTGATTCCTCTAAATAAAATAAATTCTAAGTTTATTTATAGTACATATGCCGACCTATAAAGGAAAATATAAAGTAAAGAACCCAAAGAAGTATAGTGGCGATTATAGCAATGTTATTTATCGCTCTTTGTGGGAACGAAATGCCTTCCGTTGGTGTGATGAAAACTCGTCAATCAAGTCGTGGTCGAGCGAAGAAGTGGTCATTCCATACTACTACGAGGTGGATAAAAAATACCACCGTTACTATATGGACTTGAAGATTGTACTCGAGAGTGGTAAGACGGTTCTCGTCGAGATCAAACCATTCCACCAAACCAAACCGCCAACCGGTCAAAGAAGAACTAAACGATACATTAATGAGGGATTGACCTACATCAAGAATCAGAATAAGTGGGAAGCAGCAGCAGAGTATGCTGCCGACCGTGGATGGGATTTCCAAATCTGGACCGAAAAAGAATTAGAAAAGATGGGTATTTTACCTAAATCAACAAAACCTTTGAAACCAATGAAACCTTTTACGAAAAAGAAGAATAAATAGAAGGGATAAACACTAAGGGTTCAAGATGTCTAATCTGTTTCAGAAAGTAGAACTGGAAGCATTCCGTGCCGGTATTACTCCGCGCACGAAAGAATCTCGTGCATGGTTCCGCAAAAAGTTATATAACATGAAAGCGCTCAACAGACAAGCGTTGTTGCGCGAAGATCCTCTCATAAAAAGAAGCGTCGCCCCACTAAGAAAGAAACAAGGTATCGGCGACATGTATATGTTTTTCTACGACGCGAAAGGAAAAGATACATTACCGTATTATGATGCTTTCCCATTGATTATTAACATGGGTCCAGCGAAAAAAGGATTCTACGGATTGAACGTCCATTATCTTCCGATCGCACTTCGTGCTAAATTCTTGGACGGATTAATGGATAAGACAACGAATAACAAATTCGACGAGACAACGAGATTTCGTCTCACATACAATTACTTGCAATCGTCTTCGAAGTTGAGATACTTTAAACCGTGCTTCAAACATTATCTGTCATCTCAAGTAGAAGGACGCTTGTCATATGTTCCGCCTGCAGAATGGGAGATCGCTGTTTTTCTGCCTAGTGCTCAATGGAAAGGTGGGAACCGAAGTCAGGTATACAAAGATTCTAGGAGTAAGATCTAATGGCAATCCCAACAATCGAAGATTTTAAATCTTCAATATCTAACGGTGGTGGGTTCGCAAATACAAACCTCTATTCGATTATATTACCTGCAGGCATCGCTCAGGGTTCATATGGTACGATTGAGCGCCCACAAAACCTTACACTGCTGGCGAAAACGATCACACTACCAGCGAGGCAGTTATCTTCAGTTGAGCGTTTGGTTGGAATGGAAAAACGAGATGTTGCATATGGGTTTATCAATCCAACACTGAACGTAACATTCAGAGTGCTGAATGATCAAAGGGTTCGTAACTATTTCGAGTCGTGGCAGCAAAGCATCATTCGCAACAATGACCCTTCTTTCAGTGAAGAGGGAAATTACTCGGTTGCGTTTCCGGATGAATATACATTCGACATCTCAGTATATCAGTGGAAGAAGGGGCAGTCGTTTCCGGTGTTTAATCGCGGCAAGTCTGTTTCCCTCGGTCCATTGAACGTCGATTTAGAAGTGAACCTAGACCTAGAAGCTTCTGGTGTAAGAACATACGAGTGGAAATTTATTGATGCTTTCCCGATAACCGTTCAGCACGAGACCTTAAACGACGACGCCAAGGGAGAAATGAGCGAGATAAATATAGAGTTCTCTTACCGCAATTGGGTCGGTTTACCAGTCGGCGAGAAACCTTCTGTCTCAATCGAAGGTGGCGCGAGTATCTCTACCAATGTAGGAAACGCGGTCAGCAACAAAATTTATGATATTTTAAATTAATTGGAGTTTTAAATAATGTCTTTGCCATTGCTAAATGATAAACCTGAATACACCATGACAGTACCATCGAACGGAAAGAAAGTAAATTACAGACCGTACTTGGTCAAAGAAGAAAAGGTTCTGCTCATGGCGGCAGAGTCTAAGGATGAGAATGAAATCATCCGAGCAATCGAGAATACAGTTGCGGCATGTATTGACGATTCAATTGACGTGACGCGCCTATGCACATTTGATTTAGAGTACATGTTCCTACAACTTAGGTCTAAGTCGACGGGCGAGAACTCCGACATCCTGATCAAGTGCCAGTCTTGTGATGAGAAGAATGAGGTGGTTGTACCACTCAGCGACGTCAATTGTTCGGAGCGCACGACAGAGAGTAATGTAATTGAATTGACGAATGAGATCTCGCTTGAGATGAGATATCCTAGTTACCGTGACATGAACCTTTCTTCGGATAATGAAGACAAGTTTGGATTCGAAGTAATCTCACGGTGTATCGAGGCAGTACTTACTGAAGATGAAAGGATTGTCATCGGAGAAGAGAAGACCGAAGACGTTGAGAAGTTCGTCGAGTCGATGACTCAAGAGCAGTTCAAAAAGATTATTGATTTTATACAAGAGATGCCCTCGCTGAAGTACGACTTGAATTTCGTTTGTCAAAGTTGCGGGGCGATTAACGAAAGAGAAATTAGGGGGATTCAGAGTTTTTTTTAATATGCCTCTCACATGAAGATTTGTCTAATCATTTTAAAACAAACTTTATGTTGATGCGGCACCATAAATACTCGTTGTCCGAATTAGAGATGATGATCCCTTGGGAAAGGGACATTCATATCATTTTACTGTTACAAGCATTAGAAGAAGAAAAACAAAAACGAGAACAGGCAGGATAATAAATGTTAGCAGATATCGCAGAAGCAATCATGGAGTCCAACAGAGAGAACGGTCTTGAAATTATAAGATCCGTAAACGATGTTGGCGAAGTTTTGTATGAAGAGCAGCAGAGGACAACCGAAGAATTATCGCGTCAGAATGTAATCGAAGCAGCACTCGCGAACGAGGTTGTCGATCAAAGCAACGCTGAAAGCACCGAAGCAGAAGAAAGCGGTGATAATCTAGTTGTTGCGGCAGTAGATCGAGTCAACGCTTCCATTGTAAGTCTCCGTGAAATCTTTGTCGGTATGGCAGAAGCAGCAGCAAGAGAACAACTTCAAGATCAAGAAGATACAAGGGAAGAAGGTGGCGACGATCCAGAACCTGCTAGTTCTGATTTTAAGGATGCGTTCAATAAGGGCAAAAGTGATCCATTCAACTTCAAGAAAAGAATGGGAGCAATTAAAGCGTCGATCAGAGGAACAGTTCTAAAGTTGATTACTGTGGCGGGTAGAATCTCCGGAGTGTTTACTGGACTCTTTAAATTAATAACTGGTGTTTTCGGAAGAATATTCGCGCTTGTTACTGGTATTGTTATGGGAATCGATCAATCAATCAAAGATTTCACTAACATGGAAGGCGACATCGTTGATAAATTATTTGCCGGTATCTTTGGATTCGTGTCAGGGTTTTCAAAGATCATCACTGTTCCGCTCGACTATCTGAAAAAAGCAGTTGCTTGGATTTCTGGAGCATTAGGGTTTGAAGAGTTTGAAGAAACGCTCAACTCCTTTAGTATCACCGAGGAGTTTCAAAAACTCTTGGACAAGATGCTCGGTTTTATCTTAGGGATTAAAGATTTCATTGTAGAGAAGGGCGGCAGTCTAATCTCTGGTGGTCTTAGACTCTTGGGTTTTGATGAAAAGGCAGATGCTGTTGATGAGATAGTTGCACAATCAACATCCACTTCAGCAGAAGATCGCGTCTCATCGATGCGAGAAAAAGACGATGGCAAACTTGGTAGTGGTTTAAAGATTGCAGCAGATGCAATCGGTAAGTCTGGAACCACGGGAATGGTTGCTTCTGAAATATCTAAGAATACACCGCTGGGAGAAGGTCCGCCAACAGTCATAAACAACTACACTAGCGCACCCACCAATGTCAACACCCAGAATAATGTCGATCATTCAGGATCACAGGGTGTCGCCTCACCGGTATCTGGAAACTCTTCTCAGACTGACGCTTGGGCATAAAAAAAGGGGACCGAAGTCCCCTTGCACTGGCAGTGTTAAGACTTTAATCTTCTGCCGCCAATTTAGCGAAGTAAGACATGGCATCTTCGTCGTCATCAGTCGAAGAAGTCGCCATCGCAGCAGGAGCAGCAGTCGCTACGGGTTCAGGTGCACTCTGACGCATTGGCGCTGGGGCACTTACCTGTTCGAGAGAGACCTGTTGCTGAGTCGAGACGGGAGCAGGTTTCTCGCCGAGAACCAGAGCGAGTCGTGCCGCCAACTCGTCATATGACTTGTACTTAGCAGGATCAACAAACTCGAACAAGTCGTGCTGCTTACCATAAACCTCTTCCAGTTCACTGTCGTTACCAGACAGCGGCGAAGGAGAAGCGAACTCTGACTTATCATAGTTGCGATATCCTTCTACGTTTCGGATCTTCAACTTGAACGAAGCACCTTCCCAGAAGTCGAATGGATTGATAGGATCCTCGTCGGCAAACTGTGGTTGCATAACATCCATGATCTTATCAAAGATCTTCTTACCGAAAGTGTATAAGAACACTTTACCTTCGTTGGCAGGGTTTGATGGATCAGACTCGACCAAGACGTTCGCTACATACTTGAGGCGACGCTTCTGTGACCGTGCTGTCTCTTTATCTGCTTCTACGCCGGAGTTCCAGAGACGAGAGTTTAACTCACCCAGTGGATCTTGCTGTCCGATACTTGTGAGAGACTTCTCGATGTACCATTGTCCAGTTGGTCCTTTAAAACCGTGATCCCAGTAACGTACCCATGGAAGATCGTTTCCCTCAGACGCAGGAAGAAAGCGCAGTACAGCATAACCATTACCTGCCTTATCAACAGTTGGTTTCCACTGGCGCTCATCGACGTATGAGTTCTTTTCTTTGGGGGCATTACCGGAAGCAGCGTCTGCTGCTGAGATGAGGTTCGAAATAGAATTTCGGTTGCTTTTTAGATTTGCGAAAGACATATATTTTTTCCTTGTATATTCGAAGTATAGTTTGTATATTTTTTGTCCACATTATTCATAACGAACAAGAGTATATATTACTCTTTTTTTATCCTAATGGCAACTCTACCGAACCGCCACCAGAAATAAAATTCAACCTGATAGCATCTGCTTCAAGTTTGTCTTTGATCACCGGCGAGATGTACTTCTTGGTATCCTCCGGATCTATATTGTTTTTATCACAGAGGTGTAGGATTGCATCCATGTAAGAGAGTGACAAATCTCGAACCGCCTCTTCGACCATAACACCAAACTTTTTCTTGGTCATCATTAGTTCTTCAACTTTATCAGTCAAAACTTCCATCCTCCTTTACTCCACACCAGTTACAAGACTCGCCAGACATCGTAGAATGCAAACCATTATATTTGCAATTGTGCTCCCACATTCCAGACGTTTTTTTGTTATTGAAGATTTTATCCCAGTTATCGTCGAAAGTATCTTTATCGACCGAAGGAGGTCTTCGTTTATCACCCTTTCCGTTCATATTCACTCCACCACTTTGGTTCGTCTCTGTGAGACCACTTGGCAAACTTCCTTTTGTCTGCCCAATAAAAATTTCGATAGGAAGTAATAGAGTCGCCCTCGACGATGCACTCTGGAAACTGCGCCATTGCCGGCGTCGGTTCAGTAAACTCATCATCTTTGATATTAAGCGGAGGGCAGAGCAACATGAGTTCTAACTTTCGAAACGACTCATGGACTCTTCCATATCTGTGCTCGTATTCAGATGCCAACTCACACCACATATTATACAACCAACGATAGTTCTCAGAAGAACTCCGCGTCCATATAGTAGAGGGATGATTGACGTGACATGCTTTGTACACAACCTCGTTCATTTCGGTTTCTGGTAAGAAATACTTGGTGACCATTCTGCCTTTAACAGATCGACCTTTCCATTCCTTACCGTCTACGACTCGGTGTGCGGTTGAAAGTAATTGTGCGTACTCAACACACATCTTGACAACGTGCTTGTCGCAATGCTGTTGAGCGCACTTCTTCGGATCAGGGTGTACATAAAATATATTCATGAGTTAATTCTACTCTTTATCGAGCAAAGATTCAATGATTTCCGCTCCTGCTTCGTCAATATATGTCATCCATATACATAACGACTTCACAATGAAGAACAGAAGATCCCAGACAACAGCAATAGGAGCAATCACTAACACTAACGCTGCTTTGATTATCTCATACTTCGTTATTTTCATTACAACCTCTGATTAGTCGAGAGTTATTTCTTCGCGTTTCACCTTAGCAGGTTGGCGAATACCGAGCGAGGTTTCCAGAATTACAATCTCTCTGTCCTTGCGGGTTTGCCACTCTTTCTCAGTTCGCCCTTTCTTCTCAAAGAAGACCGACGAAGTTAATCTTTCCAACGCACCTTCACGTCGTGCTTTCACTGCATGCTTTCCTCTCATGACTCTGGGAATCCCTCCTGTACAAATACACCAATCATGCCGATCTGTCCGTCAGTTAAAACTTTCGCTTGAGGATACATCAACATCGACTGCGGACCAATCGGAATACCCTGTTTATATGTCATCAACTTACTGATAATATCATCTGCAGATTGACCTGCCAATGTCGGACCAATACCGCCCTGACCTTGTGGACCATGACATGCAGCGCATTGTACCCACTTACCTCGAATCTCTTCGAAACGATCATCTGCTGTTGCAGTATTGATCAACCCAGAAGTCAATACGATTGCCGTTGAAATAAAACTTCTTACCTTCATTTCTTCTTCACCCTCTTCCATTTCTTCTTTAAAAACTGCTCGACTGTGAGACCACATTCATCAATTATCTTATCAAATTTCTTCGCTTCTTTCAAGTCCCAAGAGTTATTAAAAAACGATCCATAATAATCTGCGACTAGTTCTGCTAAATCTTCATCTTTCTTATCATTAAAAATGTAACGAACCTTTCGTTCAAGATTCATTTTCTTCACTTTTGCCATAACTACTCCAAAAAATGGCGGACTGGACGAGACTCGAACTCGCGACCACAGCAGTGACAGTGCTGTATTCTAACCAACTGAACTACCAGTCCTAATG